GTATGAGCTAGTACTCAATGAGTATATGGACTCTGACGTTGCAGCTATTGTTGCGTTTATAGTCGCAGTAGTGTATATTGAACGAGGTGTTCCTCCTATTAAGATTTTACCATCTGAGAATACTTCAAATTGTGAATCTCCCCCAGAATCATTTATAGTTAATAGTGAACCTGAGTTAACATCATCTATAGTAAATAATTCTCCTAAACTGCCTACTACACTAAATACTGTTGAGCCACTTCCAATTACTTCTAAAGGTTTACTTGAACCTGATATTACTAAGCTTCCTGTTATAACTGCTGAGCCTGAGAATGGGAATGGATCTCCTCCTACTCCTGTTAAACCACTGCCATCTCCAACATAACTTCCTGAGAATGAACCGGAGAATACACCATTTCCACTTTGTGCAAAGGAGGCTGTGTCTGCATGACTTGATGATATTTCTTTAATTATTTCATGAGAAGCACTTACTGCGTAAGAGGCAGATACTGCGAAGGTAGAATAACTTGAACTGACTGCGTTAAGTACATAACTAGCTGTTTGAGCTGTTTCTACATAGGAAGCAGTTAAAGCGTAACTAGCTGTAGTTGGTGTAGGGACATTTGTTAAACCACTACCATCCCCAACATAGCTTCCACTAAAGCTTCCGCTAAAAATACCATTACCACTTTGAGCAAATGATGCTGTATCAGCATGAGAAGATGATATTTCTTTAATTATTTCGTGTGATGCACTTACTGCGTAAGAGGCTGTTAAGGCATAACTTGAACTTATAGCATTTAAAACGTATGAAGCTGTTTGAGCTGTTTCTACATATGAGGCCGTTAAAGCGTAAGAGGATGATATTGATGATGTTGGATGGGATATTCCTGTTAAACCACTTCCATCCCCAATAAATGAACCTGAGAATGAACCCGTAGCTGAGTAGTTGTTAGAATTAAGTAAAGCAAGAGTTCCAGTAGCAGATGGAAAAGTAAGAATTTGGTTTCCCGTTATTGTATTCCAAGAAAATTCTTGACTTGCTCCCGAATTTAATTCAAACCTCATATTTCCCGATGAAGGAAAAATTGATACATAACTTAAATTTGAAGTGCTAAGTTTTAATAAACCCCCCCCTACATTCCAATCCCAACTTTCTGACCCATCATAAACAATAGTTGAATCTCCTACGGCATTTCCACTTGTAAATATAGGAATTGTATTTGCTGTTCCATTTACTACAGGTAAACCTATTACCCCAGATGCAGGTATATTTGTTAATCCACTCCCATTTCCTTCAAAACTTCCACTAAATGAACCCGAGAATATTCCATCTCCTGATTGGGCAAATGAAGCTGTATCTGCGTGGCTTGAAGATACCTCTTTAATAATTTCGTGTGAAGCTGAGACTGCGTAAGAGGCAGTAACAGCATAACTTGCTGAGGTAGCAGAATGGGCAAATGATGCTGTTTCGGCATATGAAGCAGAAACAGAATTACCTCCTCCCTCACTACCAAAGGCACTTACTGAAACTTGGTCTAAAAATCTAACGTTCTTTGGCATTTAGTTCTTTTTTTATTATAAATATCAACCTGTTGATATTGATGGTGTTCCTCCGTTGTTCCATAGTACTCCTGTTACACCAGGGTCTGAGGTTGGTATGTCATTTAGCGAGATTAGAGCAGGGCTAGTAGGGGAAGAGGGGAATGAAACGGGTGGGGATGATAAAGTAACACTTCCTCCTCCTTGGGTATCTCTAGTTCTACCATCGTTTGTAGTTTCAGGGTTAGCTTCATATCTATTAGGATCTGATGTTACTTCTAAACCAAATATTACCTTTGACTTATCATTATATTTTTTTATAGCTGTTGTATCCTTTTGAACTATGTCAGGGATTATATACCCATGCATTTTTATAGTAAAGGTACCCCTAACGCTTCTTTCTTTACTTTGAACTAACTCAGTAACTGTAGTAAAACTATCTATGTTAGCCTTAAACTTAAATCTTTCAGGATTACCCCAATAAGAACCTGCAGCATAATTTATTGATTCTATTATTTTATTTAATTGCTCTACATAATATGTTTGAATAATACAACTATAAGTTAAAGTAACATAATCAGGAACTACATTAGCTATAAATTGTTTTGTTGGTATGCTATTATTTAGTAGATTGAAATTACTGTAGAAATTTTTGGGATTGTAAGATTTTTGCCAAGATGTATACAAATTAGGAGAATTAGCATCTAATTTTGTAGTTAAATTTAGGTTTTTTTCTAATGAATCCCTTTTGAACATTATAATAGGGTTCATTATAGCTCCTTTTTTATCTCTACGGTACCCATCTTTTTGAACTGATACCCATCTTTCTGGGGAACCATAAATAACGGGAACTGCTATTCTTTCACCATTTTGAATTACATAGGGTCTGATAACGTTGTCAAAGTAATACATTATAGACTCATCAATATCTTTTATTCCTACTGTAAAAGGTTTAGTAGTATCCCCTTTAAAGGACATTTTAGTTGACCTATTAAAATCTATATTAGCTTGGTTGTTTGGGGAATTTTGTGCCCCGTTATCCGCATCGTTGGGGTTTCCTAGTTGTGCATCATAAGGAGTTTGAAGATCCTTAGATATTTCCTTTGGGATTTGGGTGTAGGTTTTCTATAATTCTTAGCCATTTATCCTTCCTTTTTCTATTTGTGCTTTGTCAACAGGTTGATAATGTGTTTTACATATTATTGATATATCACTACCAAAATTACTTAATCCAGGGTTAATTGGGTTTACATCATAGTCGTAATCAGGATCTTTACCCATAAAGAATTGGTTTCCTACTACATCATCTACTTCATAATACCCCTTATAGTACATAATTATATCCCCTACTTCAGGGACTAAATCAGCACCATAGTAATTAGCTTGATCATAATCAACATTAAAATCTCTATCCCTACTTAATAAATCATCTCTTAGGAATTTGAAATCGATTGTTTGGTTGTATTGCACACCAAATTCATCATCTGGGTATTCTTGAGGTGATCTTTCTAATAAACAACTTAAAATGATAGGGTTGTAATAGTACTTAGCACCTGCAGATTCACCATAGATATTAACTTTAGTTTCTGCTAGTTTTAGTTTATAATAAACGCATTCTTGGGAAATAATATCCCCCATTAACTCCCTGTTAAGGTGTCTGAATAAACTCACATCTCGCTGACCTCCGTATAATGCCATATTATCCTATAAAAATTGTGTATGGTACTTTGTTTAATTCTTTTTCTAAATAATCACCCTCCATTGATCTTCTTTCTAATAACTTATCTCTTGATGTTTCATCAAAAAACAACCTTAGTCTTTCTATTAATGCCGTTCTATCTGCTGTAGCTGATGATAGTAAATCTTGTTGGTTTAAAGTTACATCGGAATCAGGGATAGGTATTGTGGAATACTTACCTCTTATATAACCCAACATCTCCTTAGATATTGCTAAAGTCATTTCAAATATCCATTGCCTCCCAATTGAGTTAATCTTATTATAATCTGGGTTTGAAAACGGTACTTCTCCTACATTAGTAATTTTATCAGTTCCATTAGAATAGGGGTTATTTCTCTCAGATTTCTTAATATATTCAAAAAATAGATGTCCTCTAGTTATTGGTATTGGGAATATTTTTAGGTTATTATTTATTAATTCAAATGAATAGTTAGACCTTCTAATTTGGCGGTTTAATTCTATGGCTTGCATTACTTGCAAATCGTAATTTAAAGGCATCATCAAAGCATTAACAGCAAGTGATTGATTCCCCCAACCAAATGAATTCATTAAACCTAACATCCCCGTTCCCGCACCTGAGTAAGTTTGTGTTCCTGCGGGTGCAGATTCGTAAAAAATTCTTTTTAATTCTATTGAATCATTTGCCTCTAAATCTGCATTAGCTTCAGCCCAATCATTCATGTTGTATGTTTGTTGGGATGCAGTTAAATGTAATGCACCTTTATACCATGTTACATTACCACCAACTCCTGCTTCTTCTCCATATTGTTCTGATATTCTTACTATTGAAGCTAGGTTTGGACTTATTAATTGGCCATTTGGTGTTGTATTACTTGATGCTCCTTCTAATGATAAGTAATTTTCTCTAATTTTATAAGCATACAATTCGTTTCCATATATTGTAATAGCTTCTTCAAAAGCAGTATAAAACGAACCAGACTGTAATTCTACGTCCGCTATTGGATAACCTAATCTTCTAGCACAAAAGTCCGATACCTTATCAGAATCTGTTTGAAAGTCTAATTGATTATCATAAAAGCCAAATGGTGTTTGGCCTGCGGCAAAGGTTGATGTTCCTGTCCAAATAGGTATATTCATCATGTTTTAATTAAGTGGTTGCAATAAAATACTCTACCTTAGCGCTACTTCCTGAAGGTTCTACTGAAACTGAAGCTATATCATCATATGCAAAAGTGTTTATTGAACTTCCTGTTATTTCACTTGTTGAAAGCATGAAAGTACCTCCTGCTGCTATTGAAAAGCTTAGTAATTCTGTTGATGATGAAACTTTTAAGTTTAAGGGTGTTGTTGGTGAATAGTTAGATATTCTACCATATTTAAAGCTTCCTGAGGTAAATGTACCTGCTCCAGGTGCATCATCATATTTAAAAATAGTAGTTTCACTTCCGGAAGGAATAGTAACTATTCTATTATCAATGTTTTCAATATTTTTTATCGTTAAATTGTAATCGGTTCCCCTTTCAGTACCCTCAAGTAGAACACGTTCTCTTATTAACAAAGTGAAATCAGCCATGGTTTTGATTATAAATACTAGAAAATATAATTAAACACAAAAAAAGACCTGACTAAAAGCCAGGTCTTAATTTAAATTATATTAGATAAGTATCTTATACTGCAGCTAAATTGCTTACAAATACTCTTCCGTAAAATTCAGGTCTGATCATCTTCTTAGCGTAACGAGTTAATAGACCTTTTCTTGGTGTGAAAGTGTCTGGATCGTATACTAATGGAGTCATGATCAATGGAATATATGGAGCAAATACAGCACCAGTTTCTAAGAACTGATTACCTCTGTATCCCATTAATATAACGTTTTCAGTCATATATGGGTTTTTATATACATCGTATCTACTATTCATTTGTCCCATTTTCTGGATTCCAAATGCAAATTTATTCTTCGAAGCATCACCATCAGAGTTAGAAGCAAATCCTGGGATTGATTCTATGATAGTAGCAACTGAAGGAGAAATCATAGCAAAATTAGCACCACCTCTAAGGGTCTTTTGGTGAATTTTGTTAGATACTTTTTGCATTTTAGTTCCCAATGTTTGGAACCATTGTCCTTGAGTATTGAAAAAATTCAAGTCATCATATCCTGTTTTACCAGAATTAAGACTTTGATTATTTTGTGCATTCCAGTATTCATCAGCAGCTGATGCATCTTGGATAAGCATATCAATAATTTCAAGATCAATTTCTAATGAAATATACTCACTCATGATTGAAGTTAACTCAGCCTCAGCATCTAAACTTTGGTAAGCATTCAAATCTTGTGCAAATTCAGGTGTCCATTGTGCTTTTAACTTTCTAGTTTTAGCAACAATTGCTTCTGATTTCATTTTCACATCAATTGATGGAATTGAAAGTGCAGTGTCAGATTGGTTATTTGGGAAACCTGCTCCCGTTTCATCTTCAAAATCACCTCTGTGATTATCAGTAGGTTGTTGGTTGTATAGTACAATACCATCACCCGCGGCTGTTGGAATATCAGCGCCTCCTACTGAACCTGAAAAGATAAAGTATATATCAGTTCCATCATATTCCGTATATTGTGGAAGTAGATTTGCAAATGAAGCAGCATTTGGATTAGTAGCTGAACCTGAGGATAGAGTAAATGCTCTAACACCTTTTGTATCAGGTCTTGTTAAAGAAGCAGCAGTAACAGATACCGAAGTAAAATCACCTGCAGCAACTGAAGCTGATAAATCAGCACTATAATCTAATTGTTGCCAAGAAGCTGTAGCTACTGTAGTAGTAGATGAAGCTGAGAATTGGTTAACTGAATATCCAAATCTTCCAGCACCATAAAGACCACCTGAAGCATCTGCTCCGGCACCTGGATCTGTATTACCATACATTGAAGCAGGGCTTGTATAAACGTCTCCAGAAGGACCAAAGTTAAGTTCTTTGTCTTGTCCATATTGGAAATCGAGGAAGAATACTAGACCAGAAGGTAAGTTCATTGGTTGAACAGAAACAAATTCTTTAGAAGCGATTTGTCCGAATACTTTTCTTACCAATGGTAAAGCAACACCTGCCCACTGAGAACCTTGTCCTGCAGTAAAAGTGGCACCACCTTGGTTAGTAGCATTAGTTTCAACTACGAGTTGTTTAGCTTGGTTTTCAAGTATCATAGACATATTGTTCTTATGTACTTCGTTACCCAAACCTTCTAGTAGTCCTGTTCTCTCCCATTTTGATGCTAATCGAGCAGCATCACTCTGCATGTTTTTCCAACCTTTTGCAGAGCTTTCTAAAAGTGAATTTAATTGACTCATTTTTTTTAGTTTTAATTTTAGTTATTAATTTATTTTAAACCTGCCAATTTCTGGAACCTCGCCACCATGGGATCAGTTGCAATAATTGGGTTTTTTGTTCTTTTAAAGTTACTTGTTAATTTTGAAGCACTACCTAAAGATTCTCTAATTGGTTTTCTTTTAGCATTAAGTCCCTCACTTAATGTCTCGAATATCAATTTTGTTTCTTTAATGGTTGTTGCTTTATCAAATGAACTTAATACTTTAACTTTTTCATTTTCATTTAAGCTTTTCGCCTTAAATATCTTATTTGTATAAAGTAATTTTGCGTTTAACAATCTTACTTCATTTAAGGTAGATTTTTGAGTTTTAACAGCAGCATATGCTTCTTTTAATTCTCTCCTTAGTTTTTTGTTTTCAGTTATTGCTCTGATTTTAGCACGTTTTTCTTGATTAAGTCGTTCCATTACATTATGGTTTGATCTAGATCTTCGTTCAGCGATTTCAACCTCTTCAGTTTCATCATCTTCTATTTCCAAATCTATTTCTTCATCATAATCCATTTCAACTCCTTCATCACCTTCGAAACCTTCTCCGGCTTCTAAATCTCCACTAGCAACCATATCTCCGATAACGTCTTCAATGAAAGTTTTTAAATCTTCATCAGTCATATCTTCAATATCAACACTTTTAGTTTCATCATCTTCAACTTCAACTTCTTCTTCAGTATCTTCTACTTCTTCTTCTGTTTCTGTTTCTTCTTCTTCAACCTCGTTAAGTGTGTCCTGTTCTAATTCAGCAAGGATTTCATCTAGATCGACTTCATCTTCGGATTCAGCAAGATCTTTACCGTATTTTTCATCTTCGGTTTTTTTCTCTTCCTTATCATCCTTTCGCATGTCAGTGTCGTCTTCTAGTTCGTCCATTTCTTGAATCTTTGCAGAAAGCATAGATTTGAGTTGTGGTGTGAAAGCTTCTTCAAGTGCTGCTTTTGCGTTTGCAATTGCAACTTCTTTTACGGCTTTAGCATCAGCAATAGCCTCTTTGAGGATATCTCGTTTTGCCATTTTTCCTAAATTTTAATTTGTTGGGAAAGCACGTTTATTGTAAACGTAATAGAATTTTGTTATTGTCCATGTCATATAATTGAGGGGATGACATATTTACAATTATACGTATATGGGGATTCTTCAAAATCGAAGAATTATATTAAAATATTGGGGGATTATTTTTGGTCTTGCAGATATTGAATAAAATCTATACGTTCATCTTGACCAAATCTTTCTAAACCATCTCCACCATTGGCTGCTCCAATATAGTCTTCAATAGTGTATATATCAACATCTACACCATGAAGAGATTTCATTGTTCTTTGTATAGATTCAAAAGTTGGGAATTCGAAATAGGGATTGATATCATTTTTTTCAAAATCTGAAAAGGATTCACCTGGTGATAATACTTTTACTAGCCTACCTTCAGCTAGATATTTTCTTAAATCGAAGTCGTTCATAATTAAAATATTGGGCAGTTTCCATTAGCACATAGTATTTCTGTTACTATGCTGTTGATTTTTTCGTAAGGGTTTATTGATACTTCCTTTCCTTCCTTAATGGTTTTCATGTATGAACCAGGATTAGAAGGTGTTGAAACAAAGTCCCAACATAATAATTCGAAGTCATCTTGAACTTCCATTAATTCACCTTTTTGTTCTAATGAACCCATTCCTCTTGATGATACACCGCATGTGATACCACTTTCGATTAATGCTTTAAGTATGTTTCCTGAAGGGGTAGGTAGTATTTCTATTTTACCCATTACATTATCATTATCCCACCACATATCTTTAATGTTGTGTGAGACATTTTTTAAATTAACTACTGAAGATTCGGGGTGGTCTAATTCACACATTGCTCTATTTTCTTTAATTAATTCTTAGTACTTATCTATTTCTCTATTCCATAAATCCCTAGAATAGTATCTACCATTACCGTTTTTTATTTCAGCCGTTGCTAGTATGCCTTCTACTATTGGGTTTCCTCTTTCAGATACCTTACCTTCAGTTAAACTGATTGGTGTTGGGTTGAATAATAATGTTTCTAT